TTTACCTCTTGCGGATTCTGTAATCCAACCTGGACAATTAACAAACGAGGACTATCAACGGATACAATCTACTGGCAATGTTTATACTATACTCTTCTCTTGGAGAGGTAGACCAATGATGAATCTTCAACTCTTCTTCCCAAATATGAAGAGACCTTCCAAAGATGAAGTAAAAACGGAAATTGAGAAGTTCTATCCAGGCGCAGTTATACTGCAATGGTATCCAAGTCCTACCGATCCATCTAAACCAATCGTAGTTATTCAAGGTAAGTAAAATGAATGTAGACCCTTCTGAAATTGTGCTTGATGATATTAATAAGATGTTGATCTATGAACAACAGTCAAGGGTTATAGATAAATTAGATAGAGAAGAAGCAATAGAGTTTGCAAAAGCTTATTTTAAACTTTATCTTAAACAACAAGAGGTCGTAGCAAGTTTAGCGAAGTTTTAATTTATGAGTGATCAGGTATATCTTGGTAATCCCAATCTTAAGAAGGCTAATGTAGCCGTAGAATTTACACAGGAACAGATTCTTGAGTTTATCAAATGTAAGAGTGATCCGGTGTATTTTGCCAAAAATTACATCAAGATTGTTTCACTGGATTATGGTGAGATACCATTTAAGATGTATCCTTTTCAGGAGAAGTTGATCAATAATTTCCATAATAACCGATTCAATATTTGTAGAATGCCTCGTCAGACAGGTAAATCTACAACTTGTGTTTCATATTTGTTACATTATGCGGTCTTTAATGATAATGTCAACATAGCTATTTTAGCCAACAAGGCATCCACTGCACAAGACCTACTGAGTAGGTTACAATTTGCATATGAGAAACTGCCAAAGTGGATGCAACAAGGTATTGTATCATGGAATAAAAGATCGTTAGAACTAGAAAATGGTTCCAAAATTATCGCAGCGTCTACTTCTGCATCTGCTGTCCGAGGCGGATCATATAATGTCATCTTTTTGGACGAATTCGCGTTCATCCCAAATCACATTGCTGATGAATTCTTTGCCTCTGTTTATCCTACTATTTCGTCAGGTCAAAGCACAAAAGTCCTGATTGTCTCTACCCCAAAGGGTATGAATCACTTCTACCGCATTTGGCATGATGCGGAGAGGGGTAAGAATGAATATATTCCCACAGATGTTCATTGGTCTGAAGTTCCTGGAAGAGATGAAAAGTGGAAGGCTCAGACAATCGCAAACACATCTGAACAACAGTTCAAGGTTGAGTTTGAGTGCGAATTCTTAGGATCTGTTGATACTCTTGTATCTGCAGCAAAACTCAGATCCTTAGTATATGATGATCCGATTAAATCCAATGCAGGTTTAGACATCTATGAAGAACCTCAGAAGGATCATAATTATGTTTTAACGGTAGATGTAGCTCGTGGTGTAGAAAAAGATTATTCTGCATTTACTATCTGTGACACAACGGCATTTCCATATCGTCTTGTAGCAAAATACAGGGACAATCAAATCAAACCGATGTTGTTTCCCAGCATCATTAAAGATCTTGCGGTTGCTTATAATAAAGCATACATTCTTGTGGAAGTTAACGATATTGGAGAACAAGTGGGTCAGATTCTCCATATGGATTTGGAATATGATAATGTCCTCATGTGTACGATGAGAGGTCGTGCAGGACAATTAGTTGGTCAGGGATTTTCTGGAAAGAAATCTCAGATGGGAGTTAAGATGTCCAAAAATGTCAAAAAGATTGGATGCATGAATCTTAAGACATTGATTGAAGGTGATAAACTTGTTATTAAAGATTATGATACTATTAGTGAACTAACAACCTTTATTCAAAAGTCAAATTCTTTTGAAGCAGAAGACGGTTGTAATGATGACCTTGCAATGTGCTTGGTAATTTTTGCGTGGTTAATTGCACAACCATATTTTAAGGAAATGACGGACAATGATGTTCGTAAAAGATTATATGAGGAACAGAAAAATCAAATTGAACAAGACATGGCTCCATTTGGTTTTATTTCTGATGGTTTGGGTGGCGGTGAAAGTTTTGTAGATGAAGATGGAGATCGTTGGCATATTGATGAATATGGAGATAGATCATTTATGTGGGATTATCAATGATGGACATAGATGATCAATTTGAATTAGAACATTTATTTCTCACTGAGAGAAGGTGTAGAATTTGTGGACAAACCAAGGATCTTATAGATGGATTTTATTTAACTCGTAAGGGTAGAAGTGATATAGCATCTGCATATTCCTATGAATGCAAAATTTGTACTGTAAAAAGAATAAAAATGTCAAGAAAAGAAAAGGTGTTATTGGATAAATGGGAATATCCTGACTGGTAAATTGTTCATTGGCGGTTTCCCCACTCTAAAGTTAGCAAATAATAAATATTTGTAGTCAAGTTGAATCTTCTTTAGAGGAAAAGAGACATGTCGCTAAACTTAGTATCACCTGGAGTTAAAGTTAGAGAAATTGATCTAACTTTGGGTAGAATAGATGCAGTAAACGATCAAGTAGGTGGAATTGCTGCACCATTCGCAAAAGGGCCTGTAGGCACCCCAGTTTTAGTAGAAACAGAACAAGATTTACTACAAACATTTGGAAAACCATCAAGCAATGATGGCCAATATGAGTCTTGGTTAACTGCTTCTTCATATTTGTCCTATGGTGGAACTTTAAGAGTAGTCAGATTAGATTCGTCTAACCTTGTTAATGCACACTACCCAGTCAGTTCACCCGTTTCATTAAAAATAAATTCTCAAGAAGATTATATTGATAATCATCAAACAGATTCAGGTTGGATATTTGCTGCAAGAGATCCTGGTTCTTGGGCAAATGGATTAAAAGTATGCGCTATAGATGCAGCCGCAGATTATAGAGTTGCAATTGGCACTTTTGGAATTCAAGTTGGATATGCATTTACTGTTGGTATTAATACAAGTTATGCTACTTCTGCAGGAACTGTAGCTGCATTTGATGGTTACTTAAAAGGTGTCATTACAAAAGTAAATGTCAATAGTATCGATGTTAAACTTGTAAGCAGATATAATACTATTACAGAAACTTTCACTACAATAGATCCAAGTGAAGCCGGATTGACTTTAAATACAATCCCAGGGGGAGATGCTTCAATACTTCCATATTATCAAGTATTTAATAGTGTTGGTACAGCAACATCATTGGAAAAAGGAAGATTGCCTAATGCAGGTACTGTTGGAGTCGGACAAACAATTATTTCAGTTTCTGGTGGATTCGATCTAACTAGTATTGCAGTTGGAGATTTAATTCAAACATTAAACAGTGCATATGCATCAAGAGTAGTATCAGTTGGATCTACAAATATTGTTGTTGATAGTGCATCTCCAATTTCTTTCGCAGCTACTACATTTGTCGTAACTTATACAAGAAATGCTGGAGATGGTACTCTCCAAAAAGGTGAAGGACTCAGAGTTTCTTCAACTAATACAGTTAGAGATTGGTACTCCCAACAAACTTTAGGATTAACAAATTCTACAGTATATTGGGAAAGCATTGCTCCTAAACCAGGAACATCTTCTTATGCTGCTGAAAGATCTTCAGTCAATGATGAAATTCACGTAGTTGTAGTTGATGACACCGGTGCAATAACTGGAACTGCTGGAAATATTTTAGAAAAGTATACAAATCTTTCTAAGGCGGTTGATGCCAGAATTTCTCCATCAGAAAATATTTACTATAAGTCTTATATTTCTAATAATTCTAGATACATCTATGCTGGTACTACACCAAGTATTCAAGGTGCTAAATTTACAACTTCCGCTGGATACGCACAAGCTAGTGGGGGATCTATTTCTTGGGGACAACAAGCTAGTGGAGTTAACTTTGGAGTAGTTGGATCAACAGGATTCACTTTCGCATCTGGATATGATTACTCCTCTGCATCTGGTGGATATGATGTCACATTGTCTGATGTTTTAAATGGATATGAAGTATTCAGAAATCCATCAGAAATTTCATTGAATTTCTTAATTTGTGGAGCTAGTGGTGGAGATACAATTTTTGAATCCCAAGCAAAAGCTAATAGATTGATCGATATTGCTGAGGCAAGAAAGGACTGTGTTGCAACAGTATCTCCACATAGAGCTGGTGTTATTGGAGTTACCAATTCGGATACTCAAACATCAAATATTGTGACATTCTTTGATTCTGTCACTTCAAGTTCTTATGCCGTTTTTGATTCTGGTTATAAGTACATGTTTGATAGATTTAATAATGAGTTCAGATATGTTCCATTAAATGGAGATATTGCTGGACTTATGGCAAGAACATCAATTAATAATTATCCTTGGTTCTCTCCAGCGGGAGCACAAAGAGGGGTTATTAATAATGCTATTAAACTTGCTTACAATCCATCTCAAGCACAAAGAGATATTCTATATCCAAACAGAATTAATCCTGTAGTATTCTCTCCAGGAGCTGGAATTATTCTTTTTGGAGACAAAACTGGATTATCTAGAGCTTCTGCTTTTGATAGAATTAATGTTCGTAGATTATTCCTCACAATAGAAAAAACTATTGAAACTGCAGCAAGGGCTCAATTATTTGAATTTAATGACGTTATTACTAGAACAAACTTCTTGAATATCATCGAACCATATCTCCGCGACGTTAAAGCAAAGAGAGGTATCACTGATTTCTTAGTAGTTTGCGATGAATCCAATAACACTCCAGATGTTATTGATGCCAATCAGTTCAGAGCTGATATTTTTGTAAAACCAGCAAGATCAATCAACTTTATTGGTCTAACCTTCGTCGCTAACAGAACTGGAGTTAGCTTTGAAGAAGTTGTTGGAACTGTTTAATTATTTAAAATATAATTCTCAGAAGAGGTAACCCACGATGTCATTCTCAAATACCCCAACATTTAATTCCAGAACCATAGAAGATTTTAAAGCAAGAATGATTGGGGGTGGTGCTCGCCCCAATCTATTTGAATGTGAAATTGCTTTCCCATCTTTCGCTACTGCTAGTACAACTGCATCCACTAACGACACTTCCAGAGGTGTAGCAGAATTGACAAGATTTATGATCAAGGCTGCAAATTTACCTGCATCTAATGTAGGTGTTATTGAAGTTCCTTTTAGAG